TTCTAGTTTAGGAAAGTGTTCGAGAGGGGACCAAAAGTTTAAATTAGCTGTGTCCGATCATAAATATGATGAAATTATGAAATTTCTTTCAGAAAACAAATAATAATATAATATAATAATATAATAATATAATATAATAATATAATATAAATAATATAATAATATAATAAAAGAAATTTTAAGGAAAATTAATGAAAACAATAGATATAACATATAAAGATTTTTTTAGATATTTAGATTTTGATAATAAAGTCGATGAGGAACAAACAAAGGAAATAGTTGATTTTGATGGTGATGGTAGTTACTATGCTATAAAACCAGATGGTACATATACAACAATACAACATATTGTTAAAAAACCAAAACAAAAATATGTAAAGGTAAATATTGTTTTACCTGATAATAAAGAAGTTAGTAAATATGTTTCACCAAAACATATTTTTATAAGTAATGGAAATAATGTATATGCTGAAGATTCCACTGGTTTAAATATAGATACTATTTCCGGATCTGCTTATGTATCTAGTGTTGAAGATGCTGGAGAAGATGAACTTTATGATATTAGCATTGAAAGCCCACATCACTACATAGATGATTATGGTATTATTCATCATAACTCCTTTATTGGATTAAAAATTGCAAAAAATGCACAAAAGATGGATGATGAATTTATTGTTATTTATATAGATACAGAAATGGCATTCGATTATGAATTTAGTGATTCTGTTGGAATCGATAGGGATAGATTATTGGTTATTCAGTCTAATAGATTGGAGGATGTTCAAACACAAATTATGTCATTGACTAAAGAGTTCACAGCAGAAGAGCGTTCTAAGGTTTTATTAATTGTTGATTCTTGGGGAGGATTAGTCACATCTAAAACAGTTACCGATGCAGAAGCAGGAAAAGATGTAAAAGATATGACAATTGCACAAAAGAAAAATACATTAGCAAGATTATTAACTGGAATAGGTATTACAGTATTTGTAATTAATCAAGTTTATGCTTGTGGTACTAAGTTAATGACAGTTAAAACTGAAGAAGGTGAAAAACCTTTAGCTGATATTCTTCCAGGTGATATGGTGCAAACAACAAACGGTATGGAACCAGTAACTAAAACTTTCCGATATGATAACACACCAGTTTATCAAGTTGAGATGGAAAATGGGATTAAGCTTGAGTTTTCCGAGGACCATAAATTTTTAATAAACCATAAAGGTAAAAATATTTGGGTTACTTTTACTGAGTTATCTCCAGGTATGGATATAATTTCTTATGATGGAAAACCGGTGGAAATATGGGAAGAAATGTATTCGTCAGTAGAAGACGAATAACCTCTTACATATTCACATTAGCTCTTTAAACAAAACTAAAGAGCTAAATGCTGATAAGAAATTAAATGTATCGGAAAACCATAAAATAAGTGGTTGGAAAATAACAAAAATCAAAATTGGAGAGTTAAATGAAAGTTAAATCAATAAAGTTTAAGGGGTTAGAGACAGTATATGATATCGAAACACCTAGTCATAATTATATTTTAGGAAATGGGTTGATATCGCATAATAGCCTTGATATGTACAACCCATTAGAAATTCCTGGTGGTAAAGGATTGTATTTTGCATGTTCTAGTATTGTAATGGGCACATCTAAAGCAAAGGCAAAGGATACTGAATCTAGCACAGAAGTAACTGGGGCAAAAATTTTGGCTGTTACTAAAAAATCAAGATTCTGTAAGGAAAATACTAAACTAAGATATCTTATTAAGTATGATGGTGGTATTCATCCATCGTATGGTATTTTGGATGATGCACTAGAAGGTGGGTATATAGATAAACCTTCTATGGGTTATTATACAAGACCTTGTGTCGAAAACGATAAAAAATGGAGAGAAAGAGAAATTTGGGAAAATTCAAAAGAATTTTGGGGGCCGGTTATGAAAAATACCGATATTCGTTTATATTTTGAAAAGAAATATACATTTCAGCATTCTGAAATAGTTGATGAGGATTTTGAATTTTGATAGCAACACCTAATAAATTATCCGAATGGGGATTAATACATAAAATAAACCAGGATGTTTTACATCCTCTTGGTTTGGCATTAGCAAGAGATGAAGAAAACAATATAATTATTGGTGCTGAGATAGCAGATGATTTTGTTTTTAAATTTTCAGAGAAAGCAAATGAAAGAAATAAAATAAAATATAATAATTTTATAAAAAATAGAATTAATATTTTAAAGGAAGAAATGTGTAAAAAAACCGATGATAAATTAACTTCAGCAGAATGGGCATCTCAGGCTAAAATTGTGGTATTGGATCCTGATGGATGGGATCGTTCTAATTTTAGATATTCGTGGTTTGAGGAAAAAATAACTAAAGAAGAATTTGATAAGAGGTTAATGAAAAGTACATATGAAACTATGCCAACACCAAAATAAGGGTTTAATAAATGATTTAATGTAAATGTAAGCAAATTTTACATATAATATATAAATTAAAAGGAATTTTATGAAAAAATTATATAAAAAACTATGTAAATTATGTGGTGTTAATTATGATTAACATTCAAATATTTGGTGGTCCAGGAACTGGTAAGAGCACTACATGTGCTGGTTTGTTTTATATGATGAAACAAACCAATTATATAGTAGAATATATTACTGAATACGCTAAGGAATTAACATATTCAGATGACTATTCAAAACTAAATGATCAATTATTCATATTGGCTGAACAACATCACAGATTGAAAAGATTGGAAAACAAGGTAGAATATGTTATACACGATAGCCCATTTATTATGGGGTTATCATATTTAAAGGAAGATGAGCATTTACCTAAATTGATTTTTGATGAGTTAATAACAACTATGTATAAATCATATAATAATATTAATATTTTTCTTAAAAGGGATGATAATTTATTATTTCAAAATTATGGAAGAAGTCAAACATTAAGTGAATCTTTAAAAAAAGATAAAGAAATTATGCAATTATTAGATGATAGAAATATACCATATATGATTGTTGATGTAAATAATGCGGTTGAAGATATTTTACAAATTATTGAAAACCATAAATAAAAATTAAAACAAACAAGGATATAAAAATGGCTACAACACAAACAACACAAACAACACAAACAACACAAATTGAATTACTTAATAAGATTTTAAATGAAGTTCAAAAATCTAACAATAAGGTAGATTTGCTTTTTGGTGCGTTCAGCAACCAAGTTCTCGGTAATCAAGCAATGGAAGCTGCAAATGTTGTTCACCAACAAACAAAGGGAAATTTAACAGATAGTCAAAAGAAATATATGGAAAAACTTCAAGATATTTATAATGCATATAATCAAAATTTAAATGATTCATTAGATTATTATATTAAATTATATGGTGACGAATCAAATAAAAATATTCTAGCATTAATGGAAAAATGGAATGAGGAACACCCTGAAGAAAAAAATGAGGAAACACCTCTTAAGGATAGTGTAGAAAAAGAGTTGGAAAACCAAACGGAAAACCAACCACTAAATAAAAATACTTCTGAAGAAAATGAATCACCAAAACCGGTTACAAATTTTACAGTTATGGGATCTAATCATAAATCAGAATCAGTAAAGGAATAATATGTTAGAAGAATGGGGTGCTCCAAAAACAAAGGAAAAGGAAGGTTTTGTCTACACAAAACCAAAACCTCGCTATTCAGATTTTCAGGTTATGTACAGTTCATTAGATAAAAAATTTAATCCAACATTAGCAGAAAAGGAAAAAATATCTGAATTTTTATTTGGTCAAATTTTGTCAAATCATGAACAATTATTAGATTTAGCTTTGTTATTTACAACAAAAGATATTCCTAACAATAAACAATATGATTTTGTTAGATTTGTCACGCCAAAAATGTATATACCATTTCCTTCTAAGAAAAAAGGGAAAACAAATGAATCTATAGATGCAATCAGCGAATATTATAAATGTAGTATAGAACAAGCAACTATATATTATGAAATGATGCCAGATTATGAAATAGAAAGAATTAAAAGTAAATTTTCAGAGGGTAGAACCTCCAAAACTAAACCAAAAAACTAAACCAAAAACCGAATTATAAATAAAAATATAAATAAAAATATAAACTTCTAATGAAAGGTAATAAATGAATGAATATATTCAATTAAGTCACAACGATATGGATGGAGCTGGTTGCTCCATCGTAATGCAATATAAATTTTATATTGAGTCAACTATACACACAAGTTATAATGATATAATATCAAATCTTCATATTATAGATGAAATGATTACACATAATACTAAATCTGTATTTATAACTGATTTAAGTTTCGATGAAAATTGTTTTAAAGAGTTAATTAAATTAACATTGCATCATCCTCACACCAAATTTATTTACATAGATCATCACCCATATGAGGGGAAATTAGGAAAAATTTTAAATAAAATTCAAACTTTAGAAAATGTTCAAGTTGTACATAGTGTAGAATATAGTGCGACAAAACATTGTCTTGATTATATTAATTCAATTGATAATTCTATTTATACCAATAATACAGATGTTAAAAACCAATCCGATAAAAATACATACGATAATTTAAAAAAATTAGTGATGTGGATTGATGCATTTGATGTATGGAGAAAGGATTCGGAATTATTTAAAATTGGATGGAAATTAAACACAATTTTTTGGGAAATAAAAATGAATGGTTTTAAATTCAATTTAATCAACAATAATTATATTATTCCGGTATTTTTTGATAAAATGTATGATGATGTAATTAAAAAGAAAAATAATATGTATATCCAAATGAAAAAGAAAAATTTATTCATTAAAGATTCAGAAAATAATATTTTGATTGCATTTAGTGATTTATATAAAACATTTTTTCAGATTGATTTTCCAACATTTGATTTTTACATTCTTCCTTATATAAGTAAAAATAATATAAGTATTAGAATTTCAGAAAATGTTAAAAATTCCGAAATTATAAAGGATGAAATTTTAAAATACATCTCAACATATAAATTTTTAATTAGTGCTGGCGGTCACCCATACGCCTTTGGAATAACTATTGATCCATCTGCACCAAAAGATGATATTTTTGAAATAATTCAAAATATCACAGATATCATTAATAAACACAAATAATAAATAAAAATTTATAGGTGTATACGTTATTTTATTTCCTGTATACACCATTATATTTATAGTTCAATAACTTAAGGTTGATCTTATACATCATTCTTATTTACTACCTATTTTATGTCTGCAATAATCAAGCAATTTATTAATTTTAATTTTAATTTAAGTTAAATTTAATTTATTTTTACATATAATACATCATAACAAAAGGATCATAATGGAAAATGTAATTTTAAAAAATTTATTAACAGATGATGAATATTTTGGAAAGGTGTATAGCTCCCTTAAACCAATTCATTTTACTAATATAGAAAACACAGAAATATTTAACTCTATTCAAAAATATATCAGCAAATATGATATAAAACCAAATATTAAAGAGCTTGGTTTGTTTATTAAAAATTCATCAAAATTACCAGAATCTTTGGTAACTAAAGTAATTAGTAGATATAAACAAATAATGACTGATCAACCAGTTCAAAATAAAGAATTTCTTTTAGATGAAACAGAACGTTATATTCAAAAAATAGAATTAAGCGAAGCTATTTTTAAATCAGCAGATATAATTTCAGCGGATGAACCATTCGAGCAAGTTATAGGAATGGTAGAAGACGCACTTAGTATTTCATTTGATTCTGATGTTGGTTTGGTATATAATACATCAGCTGAGGATAGATTTGATTATTATACTCAAAAAATGATAGGATTGCCTATTGGAATTCCTAGTGTAGATAGAGCTCTAGGTAGTGGTTTAAGAAGTAAAACATTAAACATAGCCGTTGCTCCATCACATGGTGGTAAATCAGCATTATTAGTTTCTATTGCGAGTAATGTTAGATTAAGAGGAAAAAATGTTTTATTTGTTTCATTAGAGATGACTGAATTTGAAATTGCAAAAAGAATAGATGCAAATTTACTTGGTATTAATTCAAATGATTTTGCTAATGTAAATAAAGATGAATATATAAATAAAATTGAAAAAATAAATGATATGCCTGGTGGAATAGTAATCAAGGAATATCCTGCTGGGACATTTAATACCATTAAATTAAGAAGTTTGCTCGCTGATTTAGAAAATGAGAAAAATTTTATTCCAGAAATAATAGTTATAGATTATATTGGATTGATGGCATCATCTAGAGTAACATTAGCACAGAGTGGTGGCTCATATGCATATTTTAAAGCAATTGCTGAAGAATTACATGGTTTTGGAAAAAAAGAAGATAAAGTTATGGTGAGCGCAGCTCAGTTAAATAGAGGTAGTTATGATAATTTAGATGCTGGTCTCGATTCTATTGCCGATTCTCTTGGTGTAATCCAAACAGCAGATACAGTTATGGCAATTCTTTCAAATGGGCAACTACGAGAAATGAATCAAGCACTTATCAAATTTTTAAAAAATAGAAATACTGGTTCGCTAACATCACATTTAGTTGATGTAGATTTTAGTATGTCTAGATTTATCGATATGGAAGATGATTCACCTAATATTAATAATGTAAATTCTAATGCCCAAACTCAAATAGGTGTACCAGAATTAGCTCAAGCTATTAACACCTCGTTATCAAATAGAACCGCACCAACAGCACAAAATACTTTAAATTTTAATTAATTTATATTTTGTGAACTTATGATTTAATTTAAGGTGTATGTTATCTTTATTATTATATAATATGTTATATAAAGAAAATATATAATTCACTTTTAAGAAAAGTAAAGATATAAATTATAAGGATATAAATTATAAGGATATAAATTGCAAGGATATAAATTGTATAAATTACATAAATTATATAAACATTATATTAGGCGCTATGGTCTATGGTGGACTTTTAAAAATTTTTTTAGAATAAAAAGACAAATTATAATGGTGGAAAAAATATCTGATATATGGTCAAGTAAGGCATTTGATCATTTTAATAATTTTAATAATTCTAAATATGAATATTCATTTAGTTTTTCTCAAATAGAAAACATATGTTTAGAATATATAAATAAAAAAGCACAAAATTACCAAAATAAATTAAATGGTATTTTTAAACCAAAAAATACAATAAAAGAATATAAATGGAAATAATTTAAAAGGAAAATAATTTAAAAGGAAAATAATGTTAGAAAAACAACAATTAGAAATTTTTGAAAATGTAATAAGAAATATAAATTATATTTTAGATCCTGCTACTTTTGAATTCGGGTGGGAACATTCGGTAGTAAGCATATCTGGTGCAGCTGGTACTGGAAAAACATTTTTATTAGCTGAAATTATTAAAAGTCTTCAAAATAAATATAAAATAGCAATTACAACACCTACACACCAAAGTTTGGGTGTTTTAACAGATAAGGTTATATCGTGCGGTGCTGATGATTTAAAATTAAATTTTAGCACAATCCATAGCTTTTTAAATTTAAAATTACAAATAGATTATGCTACAGGAAATCAAACATTTGTTGCAGATAATTTCAAAAAAGATACTAAAAAATATGATATACTAGTATTAGATGAATCATCAATGATATCTGAGGAAATGTTTAATAATATAAAATTAATAATTGGAAGAAGAGTTAAAGCTGTTTTATTTGTTGGTGATTTTTATCAGTTAGAACCAGTTGATGGTGAACCTAATAAAATTACGGACATTAAATGGTCATATGAATTAACTGATATACAAAGACAAGTTGCTGATTCTGAAATTATTAAAGAAGCAACATATTTTAGAGATAGTATCAAAAACAAGCAATTCAAACCACTTAGTGATTTATTTGGAAGAGAATCTACAGATGATGTTAAAATATTTGCATCAAAAGATGAATTTTTGAGTGAATATTATTCTGATGATAAAATAAAAATGGTAACTGCGTTTACTAATAATTCAGTAGATTCATACAATAAAATGATTAGAAATAAAGTTTATGGTGAAAATATAGGTAATTATATTGTTGGAGAAAAATTAATTTTTCAAGATAATTTATATGAAGATGATGTATGTATTCATCTAAATGGTGATATAATTACTATCAAAGATATTGAATTAAAATATGATAATAAAATCATGAGTTGGTATTGGGATGTTAAATCAACCAAACCATCTAAATTTAAAATCATTGATGAAGGTTCTATGAACAATTTTAATTTTTACTTAGATGAATATAAATCTTTGGCAATACAAACACAAGATTATAAAGAAAAAAGAAAATTGTGGAAAAAATATTATGATTTAAAGGGGAAATATGCCAATGTAAAATACGCATTTGCTGGAACTGTCCACAAGATGCAAGGCACAACAGTACATAGTATTTATTTTGATTTAAGAGAGCTTGTTGGGTTTGATTATGGTCATAATAGAGAATCATTATATAGACTAATTTATGTGGCAATTACAAGACCGAGTGATAAATTAGTGATTTTAATTTAAGGATACACATGCACGAATTTGGTGGAAAATTATATTATGATTGGAATGATCATAATTCAGATATAGAACAGATAACACATATGGATTTTAATTATAAGCATATTATTAGTATTTATAGAGGGTCCTTAGTTATTGGAACTCACTTATCAAATATTGATAATATTCCATTAAGTATTATACAATTTCAAACTAGAGATGGAAATGATAAAAAACCAAAATTTTTGTTGAATTTGTTGCCACAGGATAAAGAAGTTGATGTTTTAGTTATTGATGATATAGTTGATTCTGGAAAAACAATGAATGTTATAAAAGAATTTCTTATTGATTTATATCCAAAGTGTAATTTTAGATTTCAAACAATATTTGGTAATAAAGGAAAAAATAATGATGTAGAATACTTAAGAGAACAATACGGAAAATGGGTAGTTTTCCCCTGGGAAATTTAAACAATTTAATAAAATTAAACAATTTAATAAATTAAACAAAAGGAATATAAATGTTAATGGATAAATTAAAAACTGGCTTTGGGTTAGTACTAAGAAATGAAACTAGATGTGTTGTATTATTTAACACAAACTATGGCAATATTGTGGTAGATACAGAAAAAAAATCTAATTTTTCTGAAACATTAGATATGTATAATTTAGATCTAACACACAAAGGTTTAAAGGAATATGATGTCATGTCTATATATAAAACTCATCTAGATAATGGTGGTTTTGTAGTAAAATGGGATGAACCAATTTGGACATATGATGTAATTTATAATAAAATTCAAGATATTAGAAAAAAACTAGAAAAAAATTTAATTGAACGTGATATATTGGTTAAAGAATTAGAGGGTTTGGGGTATGAACTTTAATCAAAAATTAATAAATATAGAAAAAATTGTAGATTACCCTATAGGGACTGTTATAAAAATTCCAGGAATTGATATGATAGCAAATGAATTCAATACGACACAAATTGAAATAGAGAACAATCCTAATTTATATAATATAGAGGATTCATTATTTAACATAGATAAATCATATCAAATGATGTATTTTGAACTTAGTGAAATCGGACCAGTATTTATGGATATAAATACTGGGATGTTTGTGTGGTGGGGTAATATTTGGGGATTATATAAAGTTATTGATTTATCAAATTATGAAAAAATTTCCTATTTATTAACTGCTAATATTAATCATTGTTTATCTTATTTAGAAGATGTTGATTTATATGAAAATAAAATAAAAAAATTATTAAAAGAAATACAAATTTTAATAAATATTAAAAATTCTTTATACGAAGATAAAGAAAATAATAATTGTAAGGCTTACAATGAATAATTTTATAAATACTTCTATAAATACTTCCGATATAAATTCTGGTATTCCGATTGATGTTCCGATTGATGTTCCGATTGATGAATTTAAAGACATATTAAATGAATCTGAAAAAAATATAAATTCATCTAAATCATTATTAAATAAAATTTTTAAATTTTCATATTTATTATATTTTTTAGAAAATTTACAACTTCGGCATATATTTTATGGGCTTTTATTTTTAAGCCCATTTGCTGCAATTTTAATATATAATGGTCAAATAGCATTTGTTGGTGGAATACTTCTTATTATAGCAAGTTTCTTTGTATATACTGGACAAATATTTTATTCAGTATTCATATATTTTGTTGCTGACATTGCTTGGGTTGTAATTGCTTTTCAGAGTGGAAATTTTGTAGGTGGGGTTTTAGTTTTTATAGGTATGTGTATGGGTATATTAGCCTGGTTGAAGATGAATATTGGAACGATGAGAAAATCATTAAAATGGTAATTAAAAATAAATTAATAAACAAGGAGCAACAATGTTTGATCAAATAATTAATTCTTTTATAGAAATTGATAAAAATGTAACTGAAGGTGGAGATTTTATGGAAATAGAAAAATCATTGAAAGATGAAATTCCTGCAATTTATGATGAGTGTGAATCAACACTCAAAATCTTAGATGGTAATTTTCCAGAAGGCATTGAATTTCCTCCAGAAATTGAAAAATTGGATACTAATGAAAAAATTGAAGCAATAAAAAATATGATGTTAACAAAATTTATGACAACGGATCTTAATAAAGAAATGGTAGATCGTATGTATAATATTGCTAATGAATATGATAAAAAATATCAAACGAATGTTTTTATGAATTTTATTTTTGCATTATTTGAAAGTAGTTTAGATATATGTAAAAAATTAGATAATAAAAATTTAATAGATTTATATACGTATGGAGTTTCAAAAACAGGAGTAATCAATGCAAATGAATAAAAATATAATTGATAATTTAGTTAAACACTTTGAAACATTAACTGAGATGTTTCAAAGAAAGGAAAGAAATATAGAAAGTATAAAAAGTGAGTTAGATAATGAGCTCATTCATTTTAGACAAGAAACTAATGAAATTATAGAAAAATTAAATTCTGATAAACAATTAAAAGGAGAGTTTTACGAAAATTATAATTCATCGAAAAACTCTCCAGATAATATAGATGTGATGTTGGTATTAAATGAAGTCAAAAAATTTGACAAAATAATTGATAAAAATTATTTTTCTGATTTCATAATTGATTATGCTGAGGAAAACAGAAAATTAAAAAATGTTATATTGAATTAATAAATTATTAAATTTATTTACCATAACTTCGTTATATAGTTTTTAAAATGTAATCAATACCAAAGTAAAGACAAACCTTTACTTTGGTTAATACATAGTTTAAAATTACTTTAAATTATATACTTTCTTATATTTAAAATTCCCACAATCATATATTCTCAAAATACCCATTCTATCCATATATTCAAATGCTGTTTCATCTTTATTAATGTTCGTTAGTTTATGTCTTTGTGTATAAACCCTATGTAATAATTTTTCTCCTTGAATTACCCAATAGCTTGGAGGGGTGATTTTTTCTAGTTTAAAACCATTAACCTCATAGTTATTATTGATAGACGATATTCTTCTGTTTGCAAAACTAATTAAAGATTTAGGTTTGTACTTTCTTTCAAAGTATTTCAATGTTTTTTGTGCACCACCTTGAATTATTAAATTAACCTTGTTGCACATTCTATATAACTCATAATCTTCTGATACATTTCCTTTAAATCTTGGTTTCCCAAAAGTGGATACAAATACTAATTCATCATTATAAAATAGACCTATTCGAATACTCGCATTAATATTTCCCTGAAGATGATTATAATCTAAAAATAATTTAGATTCATTAGATGTTATTTCTCTTATTTGACACTTTCTTCCTGGTATTCTTTTACTTTTATTAATAGAGTGATTAATTATGCTTTGCCATATATGTTTTTTATGTTTCCATTCATTCTCGAATATATGAAATAATTTATAACCTTTACTTTCACATAATTGTGTTTTATTAAGGTGATAATTTTTCTCTTTGAATTTTGAACTATGCCAGTACAAACCATCAAATTCTATAGCTACTTTATGTTCGTGGTTTACAAAATCTAGCTCTAGTTGTATAAGACTTCTATTGTGTGTTTCAAACTCTGGATATAATTCAGATATAACCTTTTCTTGCTCGGATGGATTATACAATAATTCAATTCCAAAATTATGTAAATACTTTAAAGCAGTAGAATGTACCACCCCGAAATATTCAGCAACAGCATACACAGATTTTGTTTTATTATATAATTTTAAAATAAATTCCTTATTAATATCTTTTTTATTTTTAATATGTTTATTATTATTAGGTGTTTCAATGGTTTGTAAAAACCACTTATTATATTTTTTAAATTGTGTTTCTTTAGCTTTTTCTATATTATTATAATTTTCATCGTTGTATCTTTCTTTTTTGGTTGCTTTAACCTTATCAGTTATTACAGAGTATTCATCTTTTGATTTTGATTTTTTGGTTGTTTTAACCTTTGCTGACATATCATCAATCCACTCATCAACCCCATCATATTTAGATATTAATGTTTTTCTAGCCTTAGATTTGATTGATGTGTCTTTCATTGGGTTAGACACTCCAAACTTTTTAATGGATGCTTCTTCTTTAAGTTGTTTTACCTTTTCATCGGAATTTGAGCATTTTAGGCTACAGTATTTATTGAATCCTTTTTTGATCCCAAAAAATTTAGTTGTTTTATTACATTTATCATTTGAGCATTTGAAATTAATTTTAGAATGTTTATTAATATAGAAATAATATAAAATATTAATATCATAATTTTCATCATAATTTTCATCATAATTTTCATCATAATTTTCATTATCATTTTTATTATCATTTTTATTATCATTTTTATTATCATTTTTATTATCATTTTTATTATCTATATCAGCCTTATAATTATTATAAGATGGAGTTATCAAATATCTATATAAATCTAATTTTTGCTGTGGCATTAATTTTTTAAAATTTCTCCCATAAATAGCACCATTCTTAGTCAGAATATAATTTAATATGACTTTAGCATTAGATTTCATTGATTCATTCATTGATTCATTCCTTTTAAGTTGTTTTTAAGTTGTGTTATCATATAATTATCTTTTAAAATAAATTATTATACTTATACTTATACTTATACTTAGTTAAAGTGTGTATAATTCTTATAGGATTATTTAATGAGAATAGAATATGTAGCATCTGCGTTTATAAATTATTTGCGCATGAAGACAATATATCAAAAAGAGCACCACGATACATTTTGGCCGGTGATTCAAAATATGATTCAGCGTGTCGAGGATGAATTTAAACCTAATATAGGTGTATCATTTTTGTATAATTCATTTACAGAGGCAGATATTGGACCACATACCAGAGATTTAGGTAAAACAACATATGCTGATTCTGGTGGGTTACAGATGGTAACAACCAAGGCTGGATTTGCAGCAAAAGATAGAATGGATGAAGAAAAAACAAAGGTGTTTTATAATCAGGCTAAATATGCTGATTATGGATTTTCGTTTGATGAAATTCCTGCAGTTAAAATTAATGAAGGTGCATTTGGTATTGGTGGTTCTGTAATAGTAAAAGATTTGTGTGAACCTTATGGAAGACTTGCTGGAAAAAACCTCCTGGAGCAATACGAAATTTATAAAGAAACTGGAACCAAATGTAAAGCAATTCCTATTATTCAAGGTGCTGATACAGAAACTACAGATTTATATTGTCAAGGTTTATTTTCTGGTTTACCTGAAGGGTTTGAAAAATCTATGCGTGGTGTAGCTCTTGGAGGTATTAATACTTCAAATATTTTTGCTCCTGCAATATTAATGCACTCAACGATGAAAGTAAAAAATAAAAATTTACAAAAGCTTTTCAAACAAGGTATTCACCTTCTTGGAGTTGGTTCATTAAGTAAAATTCTTGGAATCCTTTTAATGGCTGAAAATAATTTATTAGATATTGATGTTTTAACAATAGATTCTGCATCTATTTCTAAATCATATCATTATGGATCTATTAGAATGATAGAACCAAATGGAAGAATGAAAACATATAAGACCGGAAAGGCATTTTCAAAAGATGTTGATAAAATTTATAGATCGATTTATTCATATTTTAAAGATGATTTAAAAGATATATTTCCAACTTATGAAGATTATATGAAAAATGGAATATATGATAAAGATTTTATGTCAAAAACAAATAAAGAAAGAACCGAATTTGAAAAATGTATGTGGTACACACATATTATTGCATATGCTTTATTTGATTTAAGAAATATTGTTAAAGTAATTAACACTGTTGTATATGATAAGGTTCCATTTGATCAAGTAATTAATCTCGGACCATCAGATACTAGATATATGAAACATTTAGAAAAGTGTAAAACACATGAGCAGTTAGATGCATGGATTGAACAAATACAATCATCTGGATTGGATAATAAACCAGTGGTTGAAACAGAAGCTGATGCTAAAGCACTAAAAATGCCTGGAATTGATGAATGGCTCTAAAGCCATTCAGTAATATTTCAGTAATATTTCAGTAATATTTCAGTAATATTTCAGATATCTTATCTTATAATAAATCAAAATAACAAAACAAAAGGATTACAATGTTAACAACCAATGAATTTTTAGAAACATTACCAGAATTAGGTGATGGGAAAAAAGTAGTTTCTATTTTAAGTGGTGGGCTCGACAGTTCTACACTAACAGGACTTTTAGTAAAAAAATATGGCGCGGATAATGTATTTGCTTTAACATATAATTATGGTCAAAGATTGGATTATGAAATTCAATGTGCACAAAAGATTTGTGAAAAATTTAATGTAAAACATAGAATTATAGATATTTCATTTTTTGGAGAAATAGTTAAGGATGTTTGTTCATTAGCACATGATGGTTTAGATGTTCCACATATTGAAGATACATTGGGAGATCCACAATGTCCAACATATGTTCCTTTTAGGAATCAATTATTATTAAGCTTAGGATTTACATTTGCTGAAGCAAATAACGCCGAGTATATTTTTTATGGAGCACAGGGACAAGATGTCTACCAGTATTGGGATACTACTCCAGAATTTGTGGAAAGATTGAATGCTGTTGCTGATTTAAATAGAAAACATAAAATTGAAATTAAAGCACCATTTATTCCTTTTTCAAAAGAGGAAGAAGTTATTTGGGGAACAGAAATTGGTATTGATTATGCTGATACATGGACTTGTTATAATGGACCAGATAAAGATGGTAAAGCTTGTGGGACATGCCCAGGTTGTAGCGATAGAATTCAGCATTTTATGAAAGCAGGAATTAAAGATGGTATTGAATATAAAAATAAAATAGATTGGGAAGCGGGTTTTAAACAATTCCAATAAAACAATAAAGGAGATAATATGTATACAAAAGCTTTTGATAAAAATGGAAGAATAAAACCATCATATTTAAAAAAAAATAATATAACATCAGAAGAATTTTATCTCCTTTATTATGATATAATTAAACCTAATTGTTTGTGTGGAAAATCATTAAACTTTATAAGTTTTGGTTCTGGATATAATAAATGGTGTAGTGCATCATGTGCTAACAAATATAAGAAAAACAGAAAACTCACTGAACAAGAATTAAAAGAAGCACAACAAAAAAGGGAAAAAACATCATTGGATAAATATGGTGTTACTAATTATTCAACATTAAAAGAAGCTCAGCAAAAAAGGGAAAAAACATCATTGGATAAATATGGTGTTACTAATTTTAACAAATTAGATTCATCTAAAGAAAATATTTCGAATGTTCTTAAAAATAAATCGAAAGATGAAAAAGATGCTATTTATAATAAAAGAAAACAAACTAATGAAAAAAAGTATGGTAGCACCAATAATACAAACCAACACATAAAAAATAAAAATAATCTTAATAAAGAATATATAATTGAAAATTTTATAAATGATGGTTTATTCGATAATTATTCATTTATGATATATTTTAATATAGGTGAAACAACATCACAATATATCAGAAAAGAATACAACATCGATGCTCCACTTAAAAGAAGGTTTGGAAAAACTCAACACGAAATATTCAATTTTATAAAACAATATGACAATACTGTGCAAGAAAATTTTATAAAAGATGGTTATGAAATAGACATATATTCAGAAAATATTCAGATAGAGTATAATGGATTATTGTGGCACAGTTTTGGAAAAGATGTGTTTGATAACACATCTGATGAGAGCAGAAGAAAATACCATTTATTGGAAAAAACAAATCGGTGTGGTCTAATTTTTCAAATATTTGAAAATGAATGGTTAAATGAACATACTAAAGATATATGGAAATCTGTTCTATTATCTAAATTACACAAAACTACTAAAATTGCTGCAAGAAAATGCCAAATTAGTGAGATTACATCCAAAGAATATTATAATTTTTGTCAAGATAATCATTTGCAAGGCGGAATACATAGTTCCATTCGTATTGGTTTATTCTATAATAATGAATTAATTAGTGTTATGGGGTTTAGCAAACCAAGATTCAACAAAAATTATAATTATGAATTAATAAGATTTTGTACCATCAAAAATATTACAGTTCAGGGTGGTGCTAGTAAATTATTGAAATATTTTACTAGAAATTATAAAGGTAGCATTATTAGTTATGCTAATAGAAGATGGTCTGATGGCAATCTTTATAAAAAATTAGGTTTTGAATTAATTAATACAACCCAACCAAATTTTTACTTTTTTAAATTAGATGAGCAAAAATTAATATCTAGAATGAATTTTCAAAAACATAAAATTCAATTTGAACCATATGATGAAGGTTATAGAAAAATATATGATTGTGGCAATTATGTATTTGGTTTAAATACATAATTTTTATTTGGTTAAATATTTGGTTAAATAATCAAATTTTAATACATATGTAAGTATAATTACTATATAATATATAAATAAAAGGAGAATATATGTGTGCTATTATAGGTTCATTTGACCCTAAAACCATTTTAAAATTAGTTGATGCAAATTCATATAGAGGGAATTTTAGTTGGTCTATAACCGGAATTGATAAAAATAATTATATAGATGTTACTAATAAAGGTTTTGGTGAATTTCCTAAAGATTTATTTTTAGAATTATCTAATGAATATGCCGATTATGATTTATATTGGTTGTGTCATGTTCAATCACCAACTGGTGGTCAAGTTAATGATGTGGATAGAATTCACCCAGCAAAAAATGAAGATTTTTATTTATGGCATAATGGTGTCATCAAAACAAAATGGATGGAAAAACAACCAAATAATAATGGATTTGATACTAAATTAATGGTTGATAAAATAAAACACAATGAAACATCTAATTCTAATTCTGATTTAGATTTATCAGAATCATTAAAGGATATCGATGGTTCGTTTGCCTGCGCATTATTATACGAGGGTGTATTTTTAAAAATATTTAGAAATTCTGCTTCACCATTATTCGTTAATGGGACTGATATTTCATCAGCAAAGATGCCTGATATGGAAAAAATAGAAAGTGGTGTTTTATATTTATTAGATATAGATTATAAAGAAATTACCCCTTGTGGTGAATTTGAAAATATAAATAAACCTTTTTATTTTGGTTAGTTTAAAACTGTAATTCCAATTAATCAAATGTGGTATTTAAACACCTAACTATAAACCCAAAAAAGGAAAGAAAAAATGGAAAAAATGGAAAACATAGAAAACATAGAAAACATAGAAAACAAAGAAAATGTAGAAAACATAGAAAACATAGAAAACATAGAAAACAAAGAAAATGTAGAAAACATAGAATTAAATGATGAATTAAATGATGAATTAAATGATGAATTAAATGATGAATTAAATGATGAAATTGTTCCGGAGATCTTTGCTGACATTAGAGATAAAGGTGATGAAAAAGCAAAAAAAGCTGGTGGGAAAAGTCATGTTGATGCATTTGCTTCAGTTGATATGAAATGTTTTAATAAACAGATTAGGATTAAACAAGAACAGAAAGCAAGATATGAAGGTTTTACTAAAAAAGATTGGAATGATTTAAATTCTTGGATATTTGGTTTAAGTGATTACAATCCAGCAGATATTAATCAAAGACAAGCGAAATTGGACTTAGAATCTTCGCAACAAACACAACCACTAAATGCAAATGGAGAAAAATAATGACATACGTTATAGATAAACAATTCGACTTCTGTTATGGACATAGAGTCCATAATCAAAGATTAGATACAAATTTTACTGAAAATGGCAATAATTGCCTTGCTTGTAGACACATGCACGGACATCAAGGAACCGTTAAAATATTTTTAGAAGCTACTAATAATAATACTAATATTAAAGAAAATGGTATGGTAGTAGATTTTAAAATGTTGGGATGGTTTAAGAATTTTTTAGATGATACATTAGATCATAAATTTATTATGGATGTTGAAGATCCTCTTTTTGCATCAGAATTTCCAATGTGTGAAGATTTAGAATATGTTTATAAAATGGATGAAGGTTTTTATGTTCCAAATTTGAATGAAATTAAAAGACGTTTAGAAGAATTAGAAGATGGTGGGTTAATTAAAAATAATGAATCGATTGCAATATTTGAAAAATATGAGGGTGCAGTCTTTGTTGATTTTGTTCCAACATCTGAAAATTTGACAGCGTGGATATTAGAAATTGTAATTAATAAAATGAAACCACTAAGTGGCGTTAAAGTTAAAGCAGTGGAATATTGGGAAACTCCAAAATCACATTGTAGAGTGGAGGCTTAATATGAGTTTGTTTGTAGATGAAATTTTTGGAAATGCTGTACAAGGGGAAGGTCTAGAAATGGGCACCCCTTCTATTTTTGTTAGAACAGGTGGTTGTAATTTAACCTGTTCTGGTTTTGGGTGTACATTAGTTAGTGCATTAGATGGTGAAACAGTTATTACTGGGTGTGATTCTATACACGCTGTAAATGCTAAACATTGGAAACATACATGGTCTAAATATGAAAATTATATGGATTTAGTTGTAGATATTAAAAAAGTTTTACCACCTGAAGAGGTTCTTGGAAGTGGTAATGCTGAATTACCACTTATTATATTTACTGGTGGTGAACCACTTTTACAACACAAAGAAGAAGTTATGATTCAAACTATTGAATATTTTTATTCAAGAGGTTTTAGGATATTAGTTGAAACTAATGCAACAATTGATATAGATTTTGATAAATATCCGATTTATAGAAATGTTATTTTTAGTATGTCAGTAAAAATGTCGGCATCAGGTGAGCCTAAAAATAAAAGATGGAAACCACAAGTTGCTAACAATTACTTAAAAAACACAAAACAGAGTCATTTCAAATTTGTGCTATCAAGAGAATCATTGCAAAATGAAGCTGATGAAATATATGAATTTTTAGATCAGGTGCCAACATATGGTATTGTATATGTAATGCCAAAAGGCGAAACATCTAAAGAGGTTGCTGATAATGCTTATGATGTATATGAATTTGCTGCAAAACATTCTATGAGATATAGTGATAGATTACATATTAGAGTGCATGACGCAAAACGAGGAGTTTAGATGGCAGAGTTTAGAAAAAATGTAGTAATTAAATTGTATTCAGAAACCGGAAGAACACCAAAATATGGAACTCCGGGAAGTGCAGCATTTGATATAGAAGCTAAAGAAGATTTCAAATGGGAAATTTATGGGGACTTTTGTATAGCAACTGTTAAAACAGGATTATATACATCATTTGAAGATAATTACGTTTTAAAAATTTATCCAAGATCTGGACTAGGTTTTAAATATCAGGTCGAATTAGTAAATAGTACAGGAATTATAGATAGTGATTATAGAGGTGAAATTGTAATCAAATTAAGAGCTAGAAGACAATATATTGATGAATTACCAACAAAACAATATAGTAAAATAGCTCAAGCAATTCTGGAAGAAATTCCGAGGGTATATTTTAAAACCTTATCTGAAGAAGAATTTGAAAATGAAAAAAATACTGACCGTGGTGAAGGTGGTTTTGGGAGCACCGGTGTATAAACAATAAACACTAAACACTAAACAATTTAAAAAGTTAAAGGGTTAAAATGAAAACAGTAATATTAATAGGTGGTTATAAAAGATCTGGAAAGGATTATACCGCGGAATATATTAAAAATACTTATGGGGCAAAGGTGTATTCCTTTGCCCATCCAATGAAAGATATGATTTCAGAAATTTTTGAAATTACAATTAATGATGTAAATGAGTTAAAAAACAATCTTACACCTATCACTATTGGTGATCCATCAACCCCACCAAATCTACCAAAACAAACAAATCTACCAAAACAAACAAATCTACCAAAACAAACAAATATGAGAATAATATTACAAAGATTTGGTACTGAAGCTATTAAAAAATGGTTTGGTGATGATGTATGGGCAAATTTAATGTCAGAAAATATTATTAAAGAAAATACTGAATATTTTGTTATACCAGATTTTAGATTTAATATTGAATATTCTACATTAAAATTGTTAGAATTTCATGGATTTAGAATTATTACTTTAAGAATATTAGACGAACACCAAAATATTCAAGATGATAATCACGATTCTGAAACAGAGTTGAATAATTTTAACTTTGATTATTATATAAAAAATAATAAAGATAAAACATTATTTGAAGAAATAGATAAATTTATGGAGAGTATAAATGGGTAAAGAAAACAAAGAAAACAAAGAAAACAACGAAAACAACAATCTAAAAATTGATATTAATAATTATGATTTTGATACAGATGTATTGAATTGGAATAAGGAAAGAAATTTTATCAAAGATAAACCATCATTTGACCTGGAAAAGGATATGGGTTATATTATGAGTGAAGTTTTAGAAAGCATATTTTGGGAGGATTTGTTAAATTATTTTATTAAAGGTATTAATGCATCACTTGAACAAAGGGAAAGATTATCAGAAAGTGAAATTAAAAATTATGAAAATGTATTAAATGAATATAAAAAAATAAAAAATCATGATGATGCAGCAAGATTTATTATGAAAATATTTCTAAAACCAAAATTTAGTAAAGTTGATTATGTTGATTTAATAACTGATATAGAAATTTTTGGTGTTGGTGGAAGAGGAAAAATTGGAATGACCAAAGATGAAATTAATTTAGCTCGAGCAGCAGTAATGAACAAAAATCATTCTAAAAAACCTGGAGATGTGGATGAGCACGGAAAACAAAGAAAAGGCTCTAATTGGACTCCACCAGAAGAAGTGATAGAAAAAATATTAAATTCTGTAGATGAAAGATATAAATAGGTTAATAATTATATTATTATATTCAGGTTATATTTAGATTTTTTATCATATAATAACTAATAAAAATCTAATTAGCAAGGAAGATAAATGAAAGAACAAATTAAATACGAACTGATGAATGAAACTCCATTAAGAAAGTATGTAGAAGAAAGATATATTGCAAAATTTAGCAATTACCCATTAAATTTTGCAATTGAAGATTATTTAAATTTAAAAGATTTTAAAATAAATGAAAATGTATTTGAAGTTAATCAAACATCAACTAATCAAACATCAACCAATCAAGAGATTATTCCAGATAATGTCCATTATCTGATGAGACTGATTACACAATTTTATATTACCAAAGCATTTAAAGCTATGAAAGTAGATATGAATGATCCAAATGTTATTGAAGATTTAGAATGTGGTAATATTGGAACTCCTGGTAGAATATCAAAGGTATGGTGTGGAGCAAATACCAATGATGATACAGAATTGCTTGGTGGTAGATGGGCAAAAGAAGTTAGGTTGGCAAGTTTTCCAGCAACAACAAAAGAGCAGGGAAAACCAATTATTAAAATGATGGATTTAAATGCAGTATGTAGTCATCACTTTTTACCATTTTCTTCTAAACTTAAATCTAATTCAAAAATAGTTGTTGCATATATCCCAGAGGATATAGTTCTTGGTATTTCAAAACTCCCAAGAGTTGTGCGTCAACTCAGCCAAAGAGGATGGCTGCAAGAAGATTTAACATATGCCATCTATGACAGAATTTCAAAATCAGCACAAACAAAATCTGTTTTTGTTGGATTATATAATGTTGTGCATACATGTGAGGCAACTAGAGGTGCTAACACATCCGATGGTGGTTTTACATCATTTGAATGGGGTGGTAAATTTGAAGATCCGGAAATGAGAAAAATTGTTGAACAGGCTATCCAATTATGAACCAAAAAAACATAAAAACCCAAAAAAAACAAGAACCAAAAATCAAAAAACCATTTGATAACGTTATATGTCAGGATGTTATCAATGATGAAGAATTTGCAATAAATATTTCCAAATCTGATATTGATGATGAATTAATAAAAAAATATAAACATATTATGAACAAACATATTATAATTTTTATGAATAATAATATATATTCTTTATTAACACCACAACAAAAGGAAAATCTAACAACCACAGAAGAAAGTGATTATTCTGCTGATGAAATGATGGAAATGGATGTTTTAACATTATTAGATGATAATTGGAAAATAGATAATATTAAGATGTTAATGGATTTTTTCCTATTATACCAAAATCTCAATCCAAATTACAAAAACAATAAATATATTTTTATTGCAATAAGATAAAAAATGTATATATTTAACATACATATATTACATAAATGGAAATATATCTATGAGGAATTTGAAAGAAAATTCCTCGGGGAAGTCTGTTTAGATTATAATGAAGCATACCGGATATGTGAGGAATGTGGTGCAGCACAAGAATTGAATTATAATTTTGAATCATTTTATTGGAGTAATATAAATAAATGTGAAAAAGAAATTCTTAATAATAAAATTATATTAAAAGATGGAATGCTAGTATTAAAAAATAAATCTAAAAAATAAATATTTTATATTTTAATGTAAATTTAATTCTTTTTATCATATAATATATTTATAAAGGATAAAAATGAAACTATTTAAATCAATTAAAGAAAAGTTTGATAATGGAGTTTATGGTATTATTCCAGATGAAGGTTCGATGTCAAATCTTTATAATCAAAAAAGGTTTGATGCTTATATTAAAAATAATAAAAATTTATATTTAGATTTAAATGATGTATTTGTAGAAAACGGTCAGAAGAAAAATTGGAAGAGTGTTGATTCATTATATCAGTATTTGAAAAATATAGATAATGACACATTGGAAAATATAACTGAAAATGGTATAATAGTAATCAAAAAAGAATATTGTGAAATTGAAATGAATATAAAAGATTATATTCAATTTCACAATATTCGATGAATTATAAAGGATAATATATGAATAATGATATAAAAAGAGTTAAAATGTTATATAAACCTCGGTTAAATAATAATTATGAATTTAATAATTATAATGAATATTTTCTTTTTATTTTTAATGAAGTAATTAAAAATGATATTTTATCATTTACCACCAGAGATTTAAAAGAGGTAATTTTAGACCAATCATTAGATGGTGTGTATTCTGATGAAAATATTAAAAAACTGCAAGATTTAATTTCTCAATACGATATTAAAATTAACATTTTATTTGATGAACATATTAATAATAAAATTAATAATAAAATTAATAATAAAATTAGTGATAAAATTAGTGATAAAAATGTTGATAAAAATGGTGATAAAAATGTTTTCAAAGTTAATGATTCTGATGTTTATGGGCTGATTCATAAAATTATTGATATTTTGAAACCAAGGAGGTAGATGTGTCAAACACAACACAATATGAAGAGGTGTGGAAATCAAACAATGGTAATTATTATCTTCGAGAGCGGGATATAAACACACTTGAATGTAGCATACGCAAAATTGATCCAATATACGAGGTATATGAGCAGATCAATACAGAGTCAGACCTAAAGTACATCCTAGACCAAAATATTAATTTACGCCGTGTTTCTTTCGATACAGAAAAAGAAAGAAACGAATATATAAGAACCTGTGAGACTATTGGCAAATCAGTTTATGGAACACAATCACCCCATTATGCTTTTATAAGAGAAAATTATTTTGATAATAAATTAGATTTAAACCAAAGAATATGGTTTTTGGATATAGAGGCTATTGCCACTTCAGGTGGTTTTCCGGATCCCGAAAAAGCTGAGTGGCCGATAACTCATATTCAAATTTATGATAATTATACCAATAAAAATATTGTTTTTATAAGTAGATCGTTGAATGATCCAGAAAAATTCAAAAGAGAAAATCCAGATGTTGTAATAAAAGAATTTGCATCTGAATATGATATGTTAAGTGGTTTTTTATCTTTACTTGAGCATATGAAACCAACAATGATTTCTACGTGGAATGGTGAAAATTTTGATATACCATATATAACTAATAGAATAAAAAATACTAATAATTTAAATTATAGAAGATTAAGTCCAATTAATGTTGTAAAAGAAGATAGTTATATGGGAAATGTAAAATATCTTTGGGAAGGTATTACACTTTTAGATATGATGTTGGCTTACAAAGAATTTACATATGTTACTCAAACACAGTATGGATTAGATCATATCGCATATGTTGAATTAGGTGAAGGCTCAGGAAAAATAGATTATTCAGAGTATGATACTATTAAAGATTTTTATTTTGGTGATTTTGATAAATTTACCTCATATGCAGCAAAAGATACACTAATTTTAAAGAATTTAGAAGATAAACTAAAATTGTGTGAATTAGTTAAAATTTTGGCATATAAAATGGGTATTAATATGTCTGACACCTTTGGAACAGTTAAACCGTGGGGTATGTTTCTTACAAATTTAGCTATGAAAAAAAATCTAATTATGCCTAAAGATGAAAAACATACTTTAGATAAAGGTGTTGTTGGTGGATATGTTGCAGAACCACAACGTGGATTGCATTCGTGGATTGCTTCTATTGATGTAAACTCTGAATATCCACTACTTGGAATTGTTGCACATAATATGTCAGCGGAAACATATATAGAAGAATATGATCTACACCCAGAATTGCTTAAATTAAGACATCAATACCATTATGATGAAAATGAGGACAAATTTTTAGATGATGTTTTATTTGATTCTGATGATTTAAAAGAAATATCTAAAATCTGTAAAAAACATAATGTATCGTTTGGAACAAATGCATTTTTTGATAATTCTAAATTAGGAATTATGCCAGAAATTGTTCTAAATATTTATAATGAAAGAAAGGTTGCAAAAGGTAAAATGTTAACATATAATGTTTTACACACAAAATTAGATTCTGAAATCAAAAAAAGATCAAAGAAAAATATTAATTTTCCCAATAAACTTAATTATTTAGATATCTCAATAAAAATAGATAATGGTGAATTAAAAATAGATGATATTCATAAATTTACTTTTGGTGATTATGATAATGAAAATTTAGAAAAATTATTTAAATTATCTGAATCTAAAAAATCATATTGGAATACATATCAAATGGCACTTAAAATTTCTATCAACTCACTTTATGGGGCTTTAAGTAATAAATATTTTGTGTTATTCAATAGAGATATTGCAGCATCTATTACTGGAAGTGGTAGAACTTATATTAGAGGCCTTTCAAATTATATCAATAATAGATTAAATTTATATCTAAAAAATAACATTCAAAAAAATTATATTATTTATAATGATACGGATTCTGCATATGTTAAGATAGAAGATGTTATTAATAAAATAAAGGAAAAATTTAATTTTGGTGAATGGAATGATTTAAATTTAGAAGAAAAACAAAAATTCTTGAATATAATATTGGTTTTCACTCAATCAAAAATTGATGCTTGGGTTGATGAATTTACAGAAATTTTTGCAGATAAATTTAATTCAAAAAATCCTTCAGTAATTGGTGCTAAACTAGAAAAAATAGCAGTGAGAGCATTATTTACAGATAAAAAAAGATATGCTATGAGAGTAATATATGATGAAGGTGATATTAGAATTGAAAATCCTAAAATAGCTGTTACTGGATTAGATACAATTAGATCATCAACTCCAGCATTTTGTAGAAAAGAACTTAAAAAGGTACTTGATATATTCTTTGATGGTTCTGAATCTGATATCCAAGATTTTATCGAAAACACAAAAAACGAATTTATTAAACAACCAATAGAAGATATTTCTAGAGTTAGTGGTGTTAGTAGTTTGGACTATCAATATGATGGAAAATATTATAAATATAATGAATCTGGAAAAAGAATTGCATGCCCAGTAAATTCAAGAGCAAGTATTGTTCATAACAATATTTTAAAGAAAAATAATTTATTAGAAAGATTTCAACCAATTACAGAAAAGGATAAAATCAAATATTTATTTTTAAAGATGCCAAATCCAACCAATGAAAATGTGATAGCATTCTTAGATTCTCAAATGCTTGAAAATACAGGAATTAAAAGATATATTGATTATGATGAAATGTTTGAAAAATTCTTCATTAGTCCAATGCAATTAATGATGAATGCTTGTAATTATAGTACAGAAAAGGCAACAACTATAGATGAATGGTTTTAAAATTGTTCATCTATAATTTGAAATATTAAAGGAAATATTAAATGAAAATAACTAAAGATGAATTGAATATTATATTTAAAAAAATTGATAACTTTACATCAATAGCATCATCATTTTTAAAACAAGGTGATAATATATACACATATAAATATTATGATTTTGAAAATGGAATATATAAACCAAATAAAATATTAAACGAAAGATATAACAATACCAGAAAAGATTTTGAAAAATTTAAAATGAGTCATAAAGTTGGATATAGTGGTGAAAAATGTTTAAGAGAGGTATATGGTGATGGTGATAAAGGTGATGTTATTGGTTATGTGTTAGAAACTAGAACATATGATAAAACTAATAGAGAGCTAGCAAATAAAAATTATAAAAATGCTGTTCACTTTATAATGAGAAAAATTGGAATCAAAAAGAAGAAAGAATTTAAACTATTTATTGATAAATATTATAATAGTCGCTCATTTAATGATTCATATAAATTAGAAAATATTAATTTATTAAAAGATTTATTAGAAGATTATATATATGATAGCAATACAAGAATAGTAATTGATGTATTTAAATAAGGAATAAAATGATTAATTTATATAGTAAAGAAATAATGGAATTAAGACAGAAATTATCTGGAAGCGAATACACATGCTCTACTGAAAATGGAATTTATGGTTTTAATATCTGTAATTGTGATAGATGTTTTAAAGAAATTAAAATAATTGAAGATTATATTAAGGTGAATATTAATAATATAACAAATAGGGAAATTGTTGCTAAATTTAATAAAAAAAATATATCACTAGAAGAAATGATGTTATTTGATAATGCAAAAGATTCTAACTTAATTAGCGACTTTGATTTCGTTTGCGAAGAATGTTATGATGAATTAGAAGATGAATATTATGATGATTAATCTAATAAATTAAGTCTTATGTAAACATAATTACTATATAATATATTAATAAATATGATTTGAAGGTTTTAAAATGTATACTAGAAGTGAATATCTTAGCGAAAAATGTACTCACCAAGAATATTATAGTCAATTTGTCACAGACTTTGAATTAGAAATAGTAAAAAATATAAGTTTAGATTCACCATTAAGAACTTGGGATTTAACACCAATTAGTGATAAAAGTAACGAATTATTAAGATTGGCAAGAGATAGTTATAGTTTATCAGCAAAGGTATGCATACTTAAACAAGCTAAATTATTAACTATGAATCAATAAAGGATTAAAATGGAATTAATGAAAAAATATCAGGATTTTATTAATTTTGAACAATCTGATATTGATAATAGATTACAAAAATTACCATATATGATAGGTTTTTATCAGGACATATATTATCATATAAGAAAAAAACATACCAAATATAGTTTTGAACTAGATACAAAATGGACCGAGAGATACTTATATTATAAAAATGAATTTCAAATCACATTAAATAATAATGAAATAAAATCATTTATAGAAAAAGATCTGGAATATATAGATATCAGAAAGAAATTAGCAGAAATTGATGATATGCTTCATCAAGTTGAAATGATTCTTAAAGGTTTAGATGCTATGGGATGGACTTTAAAAAACATGATTGAGTGGAAAAAATTCCAAGCAGGAATATTTACATAAGGAGAATATATGTTAAGAGAAATAGTAGAACAAGTAGTTGGTGATTCAAATGATGTGAATGAAGGAAAATTACCAAAAGATGTTGAAAAGTATATTAAAGAACTTAAGAAAAATGCTGATGAATTAGGTCAGTGTATGGTAGTTGGTGATAAAGGTGTTATGATTTCTTTAGATGTTGAATCTATAGAAATAGATGGTAGCGATGCTTACATATATGGTATGGACCAATTCGATGATGATGTTCAATTTAATATTGCAGATATCTTAAATTTTGAAATCGAAAAATAATTAAATAGATTATAAATAGATTATAAATAGATTATAAATAGATTATAATAAAATAGGTAGGGTCATGTTAAAAAAAATAGTAGAAAATATCGTAAAACAAACAGAATCTGATGGTTCATATGATGACTTGGGTGTAATACCTAATGTTACATCAAAAAAGAATATCATTGATAGTGGGTTTCTTAGTAAAGGTAAATTTGCCGGAAAAGGTATTCTTAAAGATGCTACTGCTACAGTGCAAGAAGAAAAGGTTGATGAGGTTGAAAAGGTTGAAAAGGTTGAGGATGAAGATGATTATCTCGTAGCTTATGATATTACTGATCCTACTGGAATATTTAGAACTGGTACTGGATTTCAAGGAAAGAAACGCTTTTCTAATGCATCAAAAGCAAAATCAAGTTTTGGTAGAGATTCTGAAGATATAATGGTAGTTAAAAAATCTGAATACGAAAAGAAATTTGGAAAAATACCTAATGTCTAGTTCATTAGATGACTTCAATAATGGTAAAGCTCCTTCGAGTAATGCCTATGGTCATCCAAGAACATATATAGATCCACAATCACCACTAAAAAATAAAACAAATATTTCTACTATAAGACAAGCTCTTATAAATTTGAAATATAATAATACAGATCCATTATACGATCCTAAAAAAATCGATAATATTGGTTTAAATAAATAAATACGAAAATATACGAAAATATACGAAAATATACGAAAGGTAGATTATGTTTATATACGATTTAAATGAAAGTCATAGTGTGATAGATTTTAGTGATGAAACACCAGAATCAGCACTTCAAAAAAGACTACAACTTATAGATATATTAAGCTGTTTTGTAGATAATTATCAATTTACCCCTTCATACAGAGCCGGTTTTTGGGATGGAAAAAAACATTTTTATGATATTAACCCAGAAATGAATATGAGAATACCAAAAGGTTTAGTAGAATCTGTATTGGACAAATTTGAAGTTAGTAAACCATACACCCCATTATCAGAAATCCCAAAAGTAGACATTCGAGATTTAAAACCATTCATTAAATCACTCAACCTCTCATTTAAACCATATGATTACCAAATTAAAGCGTTTTATATAGCAATCACTCAAGGAAGAAAAATATTGCTAAGTGCAACAGGATCTGGCAAATCTTTAATTATTTATATGATTATGCGCTGGTTTGAACAAAAAAATCTTAAAGGTATGCTTATAGTACCTAATGTTGGGTTAGTCGAACAAATGAGATCGGATTTTATAGATTATGCAAAAAATGAAAATGATCCACAGGAATTTATTGATAACATTGTTCATATTATATATGCAGGGAAAGAGAAAAATTTAAATAAACCAATAACTGTTACTACATGGCAATCTGCCATATTAATGAATCCTCAAGAATTTAAACAATTAGATTATGTATTAATAGATGAAGCACATTTAGCTGCTGGAGAAAGTTTAACTAAATTAATAGAAATATCAGAAAATTGTAAATACAAAATTGGTTTAACGGGGACTTTACCTAAAGAGTACGAACATAGATTTCAATTAACAGCAACATTAGGTAAATCAGAAAATATAGTCAATGCACAAGGTTTAATTGAAAGAGGTTTAGCAACACCAGTAGAAGTATTAATGTGGTATTTAAATTACCCTGAAGAAGAAAAAAAGATCGTTAAAAAAATGAAATACCCTCAAGAATTAAAATACTTAGAGGAGCACCATCAACGCAATCTTTTTATGGCAAAAATAGGCATTCAAGTTTCTGAAAAATATGGCAACACCTTGATGCTATATAATACTATCAGTCATGGTGATTTTTTATTAAAATTAGTCTTACAAGAAAAATTTAATATATCTAATGTTTTTGTATTGGAAAAAATAACTCCAATGCGTGTTAAAAAGATGAAAGATGAAAACCCAGAGAAAATATTTACATTGGTTCCATTATCATTAAAGGATAAAAAAACACTATTAAAATATTACTCAGAAGATGAAATTAATGACAAATTTGATAATTTAAGCAAATATCATATTTACATAATTAAAGGTGAAATTGACGGAGAAAAAAGAAACAGTATTAGAGCATTATTAGAAGAGAATACAGATGCTATTTTAATAGCAACATTCCAAACTCTCAGTACTGGTGTTAATGTAAAAAATCTCCATAATATTTTATTGTGTGCTTCAACCAAATCTTATGTGAGAGTAATGCAAACTATTGGGCGTGGTCTTCGTTTACACATTTCAAAAGAAAAAATGAGATTATTTGATTTTATTGATGATTTTAGTAAAAAAACCAAAACTGGAAAAATTCAAAATAAAAATTATATGTTAAAACATTCAGATGAGAGAATAGAGTTTTATTTTGAAGCTGGATTCCCTATTAAAGAAAAAGAGATTAGTATAAATTAACATAAAAATTAACATAAAAAATAACTAAGGGGGGTGATATGTATAAAGAAATGTTTACAAATTTAAATGGTGATATAATTAATATAGGATTAATATTTTTTATATTTATAGTATTAGCAACATCATTAAATCTATTATTGAAATATATAAAATACATAAAGGAAGAGCATTGAAAAAACTAAATATAAAACCTATTTATGGTGGAATAGATAAAACAACTGGTGAATATACATTTACAAATAAATTTAATAATGAGGTGATAATTATTAATGGCACCCCGGTTTTAGAAGAAAATCCTAATGGTGGGTTATTATATAGATTTAATGGAAAAGATATAAAACCATTCAACACAGTAACATACGATGTTCAATTTAAATCAATGTTAAAAATGCCAGAATTTATAGAAATCACCGAATAAACTTACAATATATGTTTTCTTAAGATGTATGTTATCTAAATAATCTTATAATATATTATATAAAAAGATTAAAGGATTTAGAATGGTTATTAATTTTAGAAATGAAATTCAAAAAGCACTTTGGGATTTAGAATATAAAGGTCAATTTAGTGATGGTAGATGGGAAAACTCTCCAGTACATAATTGGAAACTTTGGTGTTCATTAGAATCAAATGTTAATCCATCTAATATAGGCACTGATATTAGATCATTTAATTTACATTATAATTTAGAAGATATTCAATTAATGCAGGCGATTGGTTATAGAATGCTTGGATTAGCAAAAGTGATTAATAGATATCCTAATATTAAAATGGATGATAAATTATATTCTTTAATTGATAGATTTATTATGACAGACCTCGATGATAATAATAAAGATTATAAAATTGTCCAAGTAAAAACACCAGAACAAGTTATCGAAGAAGTTAATAACATTGGTTTTGCTGATTACAAAAATAGAATTGTAAAAGAAATAGAAGAAATAGAAAAAAATATTTCTTTGCAAGATATTAGAAATGCTTTGATTTCTAAAAAATACACAATTAGAGACCTAATGAAAGAAATAAAAGATATGAAAGAAATTTCATTAACAAAATTAAATGAAAAAAATTCTTAGTAAAGAATTTCATATTTATTTAAAAGGTAAGGTTATTTTAATTAAAAATAGCCTATAATATATTATATAAAAAATTAAAGGATCAAAAATGTCTAAAACTATATCACCAACGTTAATTAACGATTACAGAAACTCAATTGAGTCATATGCACAAAACTTATTAGAGGGTGCAGAAAATCCATTTAAATCTTTATCTGAAGAAATTAATTTAGATACTATCAAAAAATTATATATTACTAAATTTTCTGATGATTTAAAATTAAAAGGAATCGATACATGGGGATCTAAAAGAATTGCAAAAGAACAAGCGGAAGCTATTCTAACTGATGTGATGCTTCACATCAACTAGATTATAAAATAATAGGTGTCAAACCTATTATAATAAATCAGAAATCAGAAATAAAAATTCAAAGATAAAATTCAAAGATAAAATTACAAACACAAAAATAAGGAGTGTTAATGTTAAATGAAAATACGAGATCAGTTTTAAAAAGTTTAGGTGGGATTGGTAATTCCGCTATTATTAGGTATCCATTAACTTCGGTTCTGCAGTTAGATAAATCTTTAGTTGCATTTGTAGACTTAGAAGCATTGGGTGAAAATGAATTTGATGAATTTGGTTTATATTATATGTCAGAATTCTTAGGTTTATTAGATTTTTATAGCAATGCTGATATTCAGATTAATAATGGTATTGTGGATATTAAGAGTGCTGGATCTAATCAAAAATATCAAACTACAGATTTAGATACTATGGAATTATTTGATATTCCAAGTAAGGTATTAGATAGAATTGATGGTGCACAACCTATTGCAGAATTTGAATTATCAAAGGATGACATTGATAGATTTAAAAAGATTTCAACATTAGCTAAAGTTAATTCATTAGTATTTGAATCTAATGCATCAAATATTAGTGCAATTATTTGTGATGTTGATGCATCAGGGAATTATATGAATGCTTCTACTAATATGTTAGATGTTAGCAATGTTAGCGAACCAATCAAAATTCAATTAGAAATGAGTAATATTTCTAAATTGCCATCATATAATTTTAAGGTTAAAGTTATTAAAAATAATGAAACAGGAAATTTCATTTCATTATGGGTTGCAGAAGAGCAACCAGTTAAAATTATTGTGGCTGTGACTAAATCATTAATCTAAAGCGGGAGGACATCTTTTTAAAACCGAGGTGTCTCTTATGAGACGTAAATAACGTAAATAACGTAAATACATTTAAATATATTTAAAATTGTAAAAAATAAAAATAAACGAAAATAAGGAAATAAATATGGCATACGATTGGAATTCATTAAAATCAGGACTACAAGCAGGAATTACAGATAGAGGAAACGCAAATTCATATGATGATGCAAGAGAATGGAAATTACAAAGAGATTCAGAAGATAACGGATTAGCAGTAATTCGTTTAATGCCTGGTAAGGGTGGGAATACCCCTCCAATTGTGAGAATTTACGAACACTCAATTAGAATGTTTCATAAACCAACAAATAAATATCGTTGGTATATTCATGCTTCACCAACATCTATTAAAAAACCATGTCCAGCATCGGATATTTGGTATGAATTAGGAAATATCGGAACAGATGAAGCCAAAAAAATGCAAAAGGATATTACTAGATCTACTAGATTCATTTCTAATATCTTAGTTGTTAATGATCCAGAAAATCCTGAAAATAATGGAAAGGTGTTTTATTGGAAATATGGTGTGAAACTTTTTGAAAAGTTTCAAGCAGCATTAGAGCCAACAGAAGCACAAATTAAAATTGGTAAAAAACCTATCCAACTTTTTGATCCGATGGAAGGAGCAAATATTGTTTTAACAACTAAAAAAGTTGCAGGGTTTGTTAATTATGATGATACAACTATTGAAACACCTAGTGCAGCATTTGAAACTCAGGAAGAAGCTGATAGAGTAGTAAATGAAGAATGTATTGATTTAACTGAATTTATTTCAGATGGGCATTATAAATCATATAATGACTTATTAAATTCAAGATCTACTGGTTTAGCAAGATGTATAGCTGGATCGCCACTAGAAACTTTATTAATTCAAAGTGGTTCTAAAGTAATTACAAAACCATATAATGAAAATGAAAATGAAAATGCTGAGCAAGGTGGTTCAGTTGGTGATTCAGCAACACCAACTATGGGTAATATGGGTAATATGGCTCAACCAACACAACCAACTCAACCAACACAACCAACACAACCAACTCAACCAACTCAACCAA